CAGCCTGATGCCCTCCCATGCCGCCCCGGTGAGTGCCTTGAGGTACTCCCATGCGGCAGCGAGGTACGGGGGGAGGTACTCCACCGCGCCGGTGACGGCGCCCTTGACGGCGTCCCAGGCGGCGTTGACCTTCTCCCGGAAGTCCTCGTTGGTCTTGTAGAGGTAGACGAAGACGGCGATGAGCGCGCCCACCGCCAGGATGACGGCGCCGACGGGGCCGGTAAGCGCCAGGAGCGCCGCCTTGAGCTTGAGGAGGAGCGCGGGATGCCCCGCTATGAACGTGGTGACCTTTCCCGCTATCATGAGGGCGGGGCCGACGGCCGCGGCGACGGCGCCCAGCACCACGATGACCGACTGCACGCCCGAGGGAAGCGACGCGAAGGCCTCAGACACCCTGGTCACGACGCCGATAAGCCCCGTGAGGAGCGGGCGCAGCCCCTCGAAGACGCCCATGAGCGCATGGCCCAGTGGCACGAGGGCGAGCGCCACCTCCTGCTTCATCATCGTGAGGCTGTCCCCGAAGGTGAGGGTGTCCTCGGCGGCAGCGGCTATCGTTTCCGGCGACTCGGACAGGGTCTGGAGGAGCCCGTCGAGCTCGAAGCGGCCCTCGCGGATGGCGGCGGCCATGTCGGGCCCGGCCCTTGAGCCGAACATCTCCAGCGCGATGGCGTTGGCCTCGCTTGCCGTCCCCGCGTCACGTATCCGCCCGATGATGGTCTGGAGCGCCTCCGTCGCGTCGGTGATGCCCTCGCGCGCCATGGTGCCCAGCGCTATCCTGAGCGAGCCCAGCACGAGCTCGGTGTTGACGCCCTCCTTCTCGAACTTGCCCATGAGCGCGGCCGCGGTCTCGAAGTCGAAGCCCATCTGGCGCAGCGGCGCGCCGTACTGCACGAGCTTGCTGTTGAGCTGGTCGAGCCCGATGCCGGTGGTCTGGGAGACCTTGAACAGGTAGTCCAGCGCGACGCCCTGGTCCTCCGTGGCGATGCTCCAGTCGCCGAAGAGCCGGGTGGAAGAAGAGATCACTGTGGCGACGTCCGTTCCCGTGAGCCGGGCGAGGTCGAGCATCTGCTTGGCCATCCGCTCCAGCGGCTCCCCGGTGAGACCGAGGCGCGTGTTGAGGTCGGCAATGGCCTGCGAGACCTCGTCCATCCCCTGCGGGACGGAGGTGTAGACGCTCTTGAAGCTCGCCTCGAGCGCGGCGAGGTCGTCCCCCGTGGCCCCGGTGCCGGCGCGGATGGCGGCGACGGCGGCATCGTAGTCGTTGGCCATCTTGAGCGCGCCGGCTCCCGCAGCCACGAGCGGGACCGTCACGCCCAGCGTGAGGGTCCTGCCCACGGCCGTCATGCTGGAGCCGAGGTCCGCTATCTTGTTCTGGGCCCCCTGGATGCCCTTCTGGAGCTGGGCGTCGTCCAGCCCGAGCCGTATGAACAGTTCCGCAAGCACGCTCATCAGTACCTCTCCCTCATCCGCCTAAAGTGCTCCTTCTCTTCGTCCGTCGCCTCGCGGACGGTATTCTTCCCGCCCAGGAGGTCGTCCACGGTCACCGGGTGGCGGAGCCTTCCGCACCCGTTGAGCACGGTGGCGACGCCCCATGCGAGCATGCGCTTCTCGGCCTCCCTGGCCCTGGCCCATCCCTCGGCCTTGAGCGCGAAGGCGCGCGGGGTCATGCGCCAGAACTCGCGCTCCGGCATGCCCATGGTGCCCAGCGCCAGGGAGAGGAGGCTGTCCCAGTCTATCCCTTCCCCTTTTTTCGGCCTGCCTGCGGCGCTTCCCCCCCGTCAGGAGGGAAGGCGGCGGCGATGAGGTCGGTAAGGGCGGCCATCATCTCGGCCGTGTGGCCGGTCATGAGCCGCCCGGCGTCCCGCACGGTGAGGGAGGGGTCGTCCTCCTTGAGCGTCCCGTACAGGATGGCCCGCAGCTCCCGCACGCCCATGCCCGCCAGGTCGATGGTGGGGAAGGGCCTGCCGAGCGCCTCCTCCGCCTCGGCAAGCGCGTTGTAGTCCATGCGCATGACCCTCTTCCGGTCGAGCGCTATCTCGAGCTCCCCCTGCTGTCGTGTTGCCATGGCGTTCCCTCCTTAGGCCGCGGCGCGGCTCACGTGCACGGTGTAGGAAACCGCGCGCTTGTTCGTCTCCTTGTTGGCGATGCTCACCGTGGTCACGGTCCCGGCCGCCCCAAGCGAGACCTCGATGCCGTTTCCCGTATCGACCGCGCTGCCGTTCACCGTGGTCACGCCCCCGCTGAACTCGGGGGTGAAGGTCACCGTCCCGACGTCGGTGGCGACCCCGAGCACGTAGGTGTACGTCTCGTCGTCGAACTCGGGCACGAGCGTTCCCGTGTCGGTGTCAAGGTCCGAAAGGCCCGCTGAGACGGCGGTGGTCCGCTCGAGCTCGCCCGAGCCCTTGAAGGTCACGTCGATGGTGACCGCGTCCTTGTGCGGGGCCGACTTCGGGAAGTCGGTGATGTAGGCCTCGCCCTCGTACGTCTTTCCGTCCGCCTCCTCGAAGAGGACCTGCACGGCCTCCTGCGCCTCCCATGCGGCCTCGAGCGCCTCGTATGCCGCGTCGTCGGGGACATACAGCGCGTTTGCGTCAATCGACCAGCTGCGGTCGTCGGGCAGGGACTCCTCCCATCCGCCCGACTGCTTGCTCGTCACGTCGATGGTCGCCATGCCCCTGTTGAGCTTGGCGCCCCTCTGTGCCCCCACGGCGGTCCACACGGGAGCGACGTCCGACCCCGTGTTGACCTTGACCAGGAAGCTCCCTGCGCTAACTGCCATTTCCTATACCTCCTCAATCCTGAATCGAAACTTCTGCACGCCGTGGCGGGTGATGCCGTCCGGCTCCTCGAGGACCTCCCGGAGCTCGAGCTCCGCGGTGACCACCGAGAAGCCCGCAAGCGCCAGCGGCCCGCCCGTCACCAGTCCGAGCACCGTGTCCATGGTCTCCAGGCATTCCTTGCGCCCGTGGTAGCGGGACCACGTGTGCACGGTGACGGTGACCTCGGTCCCGTCGCCTGTCTTCGTGCCCCAGTCCGTGGCCGTCGCCTCCCCGATGGTGACATACGGGAACGACGCCTTCTGCGGGACCGCGTCGTACACGGTGACGTGCCCCGAAAGCCTGCCGTGGAGCGCCCCCTGGAGCGCGAGGAGCGGCGACCTCACCGGCACGCGCCCCCTATGGCGGCGGCCATGTCCCTGGCGTACGGTTCGCGCACCTCCTCGGCCGCCGGCCCCATGAAGGGCTTGGCGGGCGTGCCCACGTGCGAGATCTTGCGGGCGATGACGTAGCCGAGGTCGGTCCCGAGCTTCTTTCTGCTCCAGTCCGAAAGCGGCGCGATGGGCGGGAAGTGGGGCCGCGAGCCGTACTCCACCGCCGGGGCGTACTTGAGATTCGTGTACACGTAGGCCACGAGGCCGCTGTGCTCCGCCTGCGCCTTCTGCACCTTCACCGACGAGCGGAGGCGCCCCATGTGGACGGTGTCGTCGCTCGTGAGCCGCCGCTTCACCCTGCCCTGCAGGTCGAGCGCCTTGGAGTTGAGCCGGTCCTCCGCGGCCGTGCCGATGCGCTTCTGCAGGTCGCCGAGGCTCCGTAGCGCCTTGTCGAGCCCTACCACCGTCGCACCCGTCAGACCGCCTCCTCGCACATGAGCACGAGCTCGCGGCGGCGCTCGTCCGTGTCGATGGCCGAGACGATGGTAAGCAGCCGTGACCCGTGCTTGACCCGCATCTTCGGGGTGATACCCGAGAGATAGCGCATGGTGACCTTGTGGGTCACCGCCGCCTGGGCCTGCTGGGCCTGGAAGTACTCCTTGCCCGAGAGCGGCTCGACGGCCGCCCAGGCCGTGGCGAAGGTCGTCCAGGACACGGTGCTCCCCCCGTAGCCGTCGGACGAGGCCGTCGGCTGCTCGACGGTCACCCGGTGCCGGAGCTTCCCCGCATTCATACGAGCATCACCCGGTACGGCGCGAGGAGCGCCCTTGCGGCAAGCGGGAGCTCGGTCGAGATGGAGCCGGTAATCACGGCCTCGCGGTGCTCGTACCAGTGCCCGATCATGAGCAGCATGGCCTGGCGTAGGGGCGCGGGAACGTCCGCCGCCGTGTCGCCGTAGCCGGCCGTGTACTCCACAGCCACGCCGCCGATGGTCATGGCCACGTAGGGCACGAGCGGCCGAAGCCGTCCAGTTGTCGCGTCGAGCTCGTAGCTGGCCTCCGGTATCACGGTCCCGTCCACGGCCACCTCGTCCACGGACTGCACGGGCTGCCAGGGAAGCGTGAACGCGCTTCCGAGCCGGTCGCACGTGTAGCGCCACTTCTGGGTGACAAACGCCCGGCGGGTATGGGCTTCGGCTGCCTGCCTGGCCGCGGCGATGAGCGCTGTCACCAGCGTGTTCTCATCGTTTCCGTCGACCCGCAGGTGCAGCTTTGCCTCCGTGAGCGACACCGGCTCGAGCGCCGGCCCTGCCACGAGCACGCTTGCCATCCTTGACCTCCTTCGGTTCCTCGACCTTCAGTTCCGCCACGAAGCCGGAGCGCGACCATTCCCGGGCGCGCTGCGGGGTGGTGTCAAACACCGTCCCGGAGGGAATCACGCCCTCCGGCGTCACCATGGTGTGGAGCGCCCTCACCTTCACAGGAGTACCTCGAGGTAGAGGTCGAACGCCCCCGCGGTAAGCGCAGCTTCCCCGATGGTGAGCACGACATCCTTTTCCGCGTCGAGCAGGATGGCGTTTGATGCCGTGAAGTCCGGCACGGTGTCGTGCAGCCCCGCGGTCCCGTTCGTCCCGAGCACCGCTGCGGCGAGGATGTCGTCCGCCGTCTTGGCGTGGAGAGCTATGGTCGCTGCACCATCGCTGGTGATAGCATCGGTGACTACGAGCATTCCGCCCATGATGACCGCTCCGGACGGGATGTCCCCTCCGAGATTGATGGTCCCTATCTCCCCGCCGTCAGCGGCAAAGGAGTAGGAGAACTTCATCAGGGCCGGCTGCATGGTGCGCCCGTGGTACTTGAGCGCGCCGCCCTCCTCGATGTCGAGTTCGCCCCCGAGCTCCACGGCGGCCTTGCCCCCGTCCTCGATGGCAAGCTCCCCTCCGGACTCCACCGCGGCAGCGCCGGGGATGGTGAGGTCCCCTTCGATATCAAGCGTCGCCCCTGCCTCGACGGTGAGCGTGTCGCCGTCTTCCAGCGCATAGCTCTTGATGGTGAGCAGGGCGGCGGTGTCGAAGTCAAGGACGCCAGACTCGTCCACGGTGAGGGTCCCGCCCTCCTTCACGACGATAGAGGCGCCGTCCTCGATGTCGATGCGCCCGTTCACGGAGAGCACCTCGTCGCCCAGGACGGACGAGGAGGGCTCGTACTTTCGGACAATGTTACCCATTCTTCATCACCTCAATCCTTGGTCTCCAGGACGCGGAACGCCCCGGTCCGCACGACGGACCCGCCCACGCGTCGGATGGCCCTGAATCCCACGAGCCCGCTCTCCGCGTACAGCTCGTTGAGCCTCCGGAGCTCCATGCCCTGGCGGTCGATGATGCGGTAGCCCTTGCGGAAGTCACCGAAGATGACGATGTCGCCCTCCGTTCCCGACGTCTGGATCTCCGGCACGTCGTTCTGCATGACGACGGGGTATCCCAGGAGCATCGCGGGCTGCCCCGCCTGCGCGTTGGGCTGCCAGATGTACTGGTCGTACTCGTCCTTGAGCTTGCGGATGACCTTCGCGGTCGTGGTGTTCATCACGAACGTCGCGTTCTTGTGGTACTTCGCGGGAAGCGCGTACACCGCGTCGATGAGGTCGTCGAGCGTGGGGTTGCCCACCGCATCGCACGTGACGCGCGTGACGCTGGCGTTGGTGAGGATGCCCTCCGGCTCGTTGGAGTCGTGGCCCGCCCCCGCGATGAACGCCTCCTCCTCGGCCTCGGCGAACGCCTCCGCGAAGGACGACGCGATGTAGGCCTGCAGGTTGACGTTGGTGTCCGCGAGCTGGTCCTCGCCTATCTTGGTGAGGCCCACGCAGTCCTCGACGTAGTCGTACGACTGCGACGGGACGAGGGTGGACTCCGTTAGGGAGGCACCCCGCTCAAGCACGCCCCATCCCACGTCGACCTCGGTCATCGCTATCTTGCGGATCCTGTTCGAGTTGGTCTGCATGGTCCGGCAGAGCGCGCGGATGTTGGCGATGGACGGGAGCTCGCGGTAGATCTCGGCCTCCAGGTCCTCGGGGACGATGTAGTTCCCTTCCGTCCCCTGGACGAGCGCCTTGCGCTCCTCGGGTGCCATGCTGTCGAATCCCTTGCGCAGGTACGCGAAGAACGCTTTCTTGGCCTCCGCCTTGCGCTCGTCCTCGGTCCGGTCCCCCTGGCCGGGACGCTTCATCCGGGTCTCCAGGGCGTCGATGCGCCCCGTGAGCTCGGTGTACCTTCCCTCATGCTTCACGGCGAGGTCCTTGGCGCGCTCCTCCGATTCGGCGCGCATAGCCTTGACCTCGGCCATGATCTCCTGTGCCTCAGTTGCCATGTGATTCACCTCTCATGGTTCGTATGTCCCTGAGCAGCGTGCCCAGGTCCTCCTTGGGCGGCTCCTGCGCGCCCGGGGGAGTGCCTTCCGGCGGCTCCTCCTGCAAGAGTGCCGATAGCGTTTCAACCGCCCGCTTGATGAGCGGGCGATGAGCGTCATGCGTGATGTCCTTCGCCCTCGTGTTCACGATGGCGTTGAGCGCGAGCTCGAAGTCCTGGCGGGAACGTACCGACGTGACCCGCGCCAGGTCGTTGGCGGGAAACGTGACCAGGCTCCCTTCCCAGAGGCGGACCTCCTGGATGTTGCGCACGTCGCCGTCCCACGAGTCCTTGACCGTGGAGAATCCGATGGAAAGCCCGTCGAGCGCGCCCTGCCTGAGGAGCGCGTAGGCCTCCCTGCCCCGCTGGGTGTCCTGGTTGAGCACGCCGTGGACGAACAGCCCGTAGTCGTCCTCGCGCAGCTCGTCGAAGACCCCGATGGGCTCGCACGGGTCGTGCTGCCAGAGGAGCGGGAAGGACTCCCGCTCGGAGAGCGTCTTCTTGAACGCGCCCTGGCGTATCACGTCGCCGTAGCTGTCGATGTTGCCGAACGTCGACAGGTAGCCCTCGAAGGTGCCGTCCTCGTGCACCTGCGACCTCTTGAGCCTGAAAGACTTGAATTCCATTATCCCATCACCTCGTATGTCTCGGTGCACCGGCAGTTGACGATGTTGCCCGCCGAGGCCCCGAGCGACGTGTCACCGGGGAACATGAGCTGCTCGCCGGACACGTCGTAGGGCTGGTGCAGCTCCCGCTCCTGGCCGTCGGCCGATATGTGGTCGCAGCCGTCCTCCCCGCCGCGGGTCCGGTCGTCCACGTAGGAGAGCCAGCGCTTCACGAGCGGAAGGCCGGTGGACTCCGCCGCGAGCTGCGAGCCGTAGTTGGCAGCCGCGTTGACCTCGGTCCTGGCGGCGGTCATGGCCCGGAACTCGGAAAAGTCGTCGAACTTGGACGACACGCGCTGGGCAATCTGGAACATGTTCTCCCCGGCGGCCATGCCGAGGTCCATCTCCCTGAGCACGAGCGCCT